GCTAATTGCGAAGCAAAAGGTAATTCAGTTTTCCGTTCACCTCTATGCGTTTACGGTACTAATTTCACTACCATGGACCGCGTTAATTGCACTAGCCCTGCGGCGATATACAAACGTATGCACTTCCCCATGGAGGTGAGGCGTGGCAAGACGGTGGAACAGGTGAAAGATATACGGTCCGGCTGGCTGTTAACTATTACGGAACATGCTCTTAAGAATCAGAAATTGTACATAGGGACCCCGCAAGCGTTGTGGGATGCATGTACGTCGGGTTCCGATCGGGCGTGGATTACTTTTGGACGATTTTTGGATATAGCCTTGGAGTTTTATAAACTCACACAGGAGGGTCCAATATTGTCTGATATTATGGGGAACCCATGCGATTATTTGTGTAATCACGTGTTGAAGGAGGGTAAGGAATTCGGAATTTCTATGTCTGACAAGGTTGTACCAGGAGCTTCTACCATCAGTGAAGGCAATGTGATAGAGCTAATAGAATTGGATGAAGACAGCAGTTCTGATGAAGACGGCAAAGGTAAAGATCCAGAGTCTGGCACTCCACCAGCTGATGCTCATATGTTAAGCTATTTTGGTTGGAGTATGGAATTGGTCGAACCTGAGGCTAATGATCTTAACGCTAGGGTGGATGCAACCACATTTTCGTCAATGCTTAAAGATTTGTGCGAGAAGCCTGTGTTTGAGAACATTGAGGAGAGAGTTATGGTTTTCTATGATTACCTGGAAACAGCACTCACTAAAAGGTTCTTTTCCTTAGATTTGGATGTTAGTGACTCTGATGATGATGACTTGGTGTTTACCACACACAATAGATCAATTCAGGGTATGATAGATGATGATTTTAAGCAACAGATAAGGTTATGGACCTATTTCGCGTATGCGGTTGGGTTTGCAACCAAATCTTTTCCAAACAATCATACGCCTGAGCTCTCTGAGGTTGCGCATTCATTGAATGTGCAACCTCTTGTTGATATATACCCTGAGTATTATGTTATGTTATTGGCATCTCAATCACTTTCATACGGGAAGGATTGGGTTACAATGGACAGGATTAAGCTTAGAGTCATGCAATCGCTATTGGCTGAAATAACACCTTCGGATGATACTGCCATACTATGTTCAGTTCCTTGGAATCATGCATTTTATGCAGGTGCTATTCGTAGAACTTTACGTAGGTCCCATCGTGATTGTTGCAACTTGGTATCGCTTGATACACATGTGTGTTCAGGTTTTTTAGGATCGTCATATCCGAAATACCAACGAGTTTATATGCGAGCCTATGATGTTTGTCAAACTGTTAAAGCCTTTTTTACAGGGGTTCGTGCGATGATGGGGAATGTCGGAGAATTTCTCCGAGCACCTATCCTGAATACGACGAATCTCATTATTGGGGCTTTTGAAATAGATGAAACATATCATGCTGCATTGTATTTGTCCTTGAGTTTCCTTGGATCATTTGCAGCGTCAGCTTTGATAGTTACTGTCGTTTCTAAAAGTGTTGGAGCTATTATGGCACTGACATCTAATAGTGACGGACACTCAGAAATACACAAGAATCCGGTATTCATGCGTCCCGGAAAAACGGACCAGATGAAGCAGGCTTATGTAGCTGAGGGCCACGTCGCTGCGACGATGTCACTTAAAAGTACCACTATAGCCTCGGCACATAGGTATAGGGGTTACTTGAGTTTGATACTCAAGAATGGGGATACTGTTCAAGCTAAATGTTTGCGTGTTGGGGTTTATATATTCCTTCACTCACACATTTTTTGGGCATTCCCTGATCCTGTTTCTGTGCGTATACATGCCAGTTCCCCTCGCACTAATATAGAGGGGTCGGTTGAATACAAATGGTCTGAGCTTGGATTTCATGACTTTATGTTGGATACCAATAGAAGAGATTTAGTACGTCTAACCATGCCAGGAAAACAGGCTATTATGGGCAAACAACCTTCAACAATATTGGTACCACGTGAAAAATGGAACAAGACTGTGCGGGATGGACCACTCATCCGCGTGCTTCTTCAAAGTAACACAAGGGAACATAGTTTGGCGCATGAAGTCAAGGAATCATATAGTATAGGACGGCCATACGGCACACGTATAGCTTTGCCTGGTGCCACACCCATAGTCAAAGAACATGATCTTGGTTTTATGGCATATGATACCCCTTCTGTACATGGAGATTGTTCTGATCCATACATGGTTGGAAATCATGTGATCGGGCTCCAAGTAGCCTACACTGGAAGTGATAGTGTGTTTATGCCTATATACCTGGAGGATTGCGATGACCAAAACTCAGGTATGGGCCATTTTTCATACTTCCCATCAGTCGTAGCTACCAATCTGAATATGCCGGAAGGGGTTAACCCTATAGGCATGTTGGATAAGCATTACACTGGTGTTGCAAAGAATAATTATGCATCCACCATATATAATGAGCGTGGTGAAGAAGGTGTTCCTGGTTATTTACCAAAATCATTTCCTAGCAAGCGTGTCCCAAGTGCTTTGGAAGGAGTTGATGGGAAATCACCGTGGACAAAGCACAATAGTGATTATACTAGGACCACATCCCCACCTATGCCAGATTTTATGAAATTTCTCATGGAGGATCATCCATTACGATTGGTCAAGGATTTTTACAACGTATCCTCTGACCAGTTGGCTAGGAAACTTACTGAGTTTGAAGTTGATAATGGAGTGGAAGGCTTTATCGTCAAGATGGACCTTTCGAAGTCCAATGGCGTACTTGGTAAGGTGCATGGGAAATCTCGTGAGCAACTATATATCATAGATGAAGATGGTGACTACTACCCAGGCCCAGAGTTGCGGGCTGCTGCAGAGGAGATCGAACAAATGATCAAATCTAAAGCAGTCCCTCCACTGGTGTGTACTGAGGTGCTTAAATCGGAGCTGAAGGAGAAAGGCAAGTTTCCACGCTGTTTTTTAGCATGTGGTCCTGAACACATTCGATGGACCAAAAAGGTCATCGGGTATGCTTTAGGCTTAATGAAGAAACACGTGGCTGGTTCAACGTGTTGTGTGGGTATTAATCCGCATTCACATGATTGGAATTTGCTATATCAATCTTTAATATCACCAGCAGGAACAGATACGCTGTTCGTTGGCGGGGATTTGACTAATTGTGACTTGTCGTGTCACCCGTGTTTTATCCCATTTATGATTGAATTTTTCAACCAGTTTTATAGGTACCCGAAGGGCACTTTCGACTATGATGAATTGGTTGCATGTTGCAGATCCATATGTTATCAGATTAGAGTGCGTGGCTCGCGATATTTTGAAATTTATCGGGGCCACCCTTCAGGTCACTATTTGACAACCTTGTTTAACTCTTTAGTAAACTTCTGTGTACATCGGTATGTGTACATGACCAATATTGACGAAAAACTATATCCCTGGGCAGAGAATGTCTCTCTTAAGGTGTATGGTGATGATTCACTGGCTGGGGTCCATCCCAGAGTTTCAAAATGGTTCAATATGAGGACTATACAGTTAGGATTTGCTGAGTTTGGTATGTTATATACTGACCCAGACAAACAAGCTGTTGTCCCCCTCTTCCTGGAGCGAGAAAAGATATCTTTTCTTGGAAGAGGGATAGTAAACACACCCAATGTGTGTTTAGCTCCACTAAACAAAGAAGCCATCTACGGCATGATGCTATATGTACGTGTTGAAGATCGGCGGGTTGATGAGGCACTTGATGACAACATCAGGTGTGCTCTTATGGAAATGTATCACCATGGTAGAGAGGAGTTTGAGAAATTTAAACTTAAACTCTACCTTGATGGTAAGGAGCGAGGATATATATCCTCCTCCATTAGTAATTTTAGTTATACGTTCTTTGAGAGCTGGCATAGAACGAATTATGTAAAGACCAGCGATGTTTGTGAGTATCTCCATGAGGATTTTCTCACAGATTTTTTTCTTCGAATAGTTTTAGTGTGCGTGATCTTGCACCCCCATCAAGGCGGGGGGTGTATTGCTGCACGAATTTTAAAGGGTTGTGTACCCAAGTCTACCTGAATATGTCAGACATGTGATCTTATGTCTGGCTATATATTAAGTATAGATCAGCGAACAAAACGTAAATACCGCACAGGATATATATTCCAGTGCAGACAATGATTCAAATGTGGAGAATAAACAATTAACAGAGTTTCAGGAGGTTGAAGGAGGGGTAATTGAAAATTTACCTAGTCCAGACGTAGGGGATATACTACGTGATGGGAAGATAGAACCCCCTCTTGGTATCCTTGAGAGACCATACAAAATAGGCACATACACAATTGCCAGTGCCACTCCACCCTTTATAATATACCCATGGCAATTACTTTTAACTCAACCTCGTATAGCGGAAGTGCTATCTAATTACGAATACATGCGATCTGATGTACGAGTACGAGTCTTGCTGAATGCACCAATTACCACTTATGGAACTATATCTATGACTCCGGTGTTCGGCAATACAACTACAACCCTTGCAACGCGAGGAACCACAGACCAACAGATGATTAGTTACCCAGGTACTATGTTAGCAGACGTGTCCCAACGGGAATCCATGGAGATTGTTATCCCATATGTTTCTATATTCGACAACTTTCCTCTTCACGAACGTGTTTACTATAATGGTGTTTATGTATGTGTGTGGGGGTTGCACTCGGTTTTACCAGACGAGGCAACTCCTACGTGCAGCATTGAGGTCTATGCAAATTTTGAAAACACCATACTTAATGCACCCCGCAAGGTACCTGTACCTGTCCCCCCTCTCAATTACGCTAGTGGCCATATGCACCTTGACCCTACACGCAGGTTTACAGCTGCAACGGTTCTTGGCACAATTGCCACCACGATGGGGTACACCATGTTAGGAGAAGCCATATCCTACATGGGAACCACGTCCAATATTGATCGGCTCCCTGATGTTTCAGAAGGGATAGACAACCAGCCTGACCCAGTTCGTATTATGCCATGGGGAAATTTGGTATCCAATGCGTACAACAATACTGGCCAGTATATGAGTACTGGGAGGTATAATTCCTCCCCTATGAAAGATCTTAATGGTCCGAACCACAGTTTCAATTTTTATGACTTAATTAAGATCCCTAGTTTCTACGACATTACCAGTTTTGCATACAACACCTCTCATATCAGGTTTCTCAGACCAGAGGAATCCCAAGGTTATTTTCGGGATGTAGTAAAATTATTTCGGCGATATCGAGGAGGAGTGAAGGTTATGTTGCGTTTCGTCTGTTGCCCATTGACTGTTGCTAGGTTTCATATTTCATTTGATTGGTCAGATACTGCGGTGACAGCAACTGATGAGGATATTTCTGATAGATATGCCTATGTGGTGTCAGTACAAGGAACTACAACAGAATATTTCACTGTTCCTTTTATTAACAAAGCGCATTGGTACATTTCTAACGGAGATAAGCAGCGATGCCCTAGGATTACCATTAGGTGTGTCGCCGTTGATACGGCATCTTCCATATCCACAACATCAGTACCCACTATAGATGTCCTCACATTTGTCTCTGCTGCCGATGATTTCGTCATGCAACATCCCCAATCACCATTCTATTTTGATTCTACTGAGGCAAGTGGGCACATGGACTTATGTAGTGCTTTTAAAGTCGAGAAGTTTCAAGATGTGAGTGGACGACCGGGGAGGATTATAGACCCTCATGATGTAAAAGATCTCCATGAGTATTTCAACAGGTACTCGTGCGCAGATTCAGGTCTGTATGCTCCTATAGTCAAATTTCTGCCGGAACCGTACTATACAGAAGGGATCAAGTATCCTGACGATCCTTCTGTCGGTGCGTTGGACTGGCTCACCTGGTACTTTGCTTTATATACGAGCGGTGGACGCCGTTTTAAAGTACCTGTACCTACCACCCAAGTTGATTTGGTTTTGCAAAATACTTTTACTGTTGAAAGCATTAGCGCCACATCCATGAACATATTATATGAATTCACAGACGGAATTACCCGTACATATCCTGATTTGCAGACTGTTACGGAATTCGAGGTCCCATTTATATGTCCATATGGTGTTTACCCAGTGTGGCAACCAGAACAACCCCCTAGTGGAGATGCTGATGCATTGGAATTTGTTATACTTCCTAGTGTACAAATAGCTAGTGTAGTAGATAATCCTCCAGATAAATCTGCAATTGCGGTGGCAGCAGGTCATGATTATCAATTGCACATACTTCAACCTCCCACGTTGAA